GCTCTATACTATCAGAAGTATCTTCAAGTAAATCTAAATGTTTTCTTTTAAATTTCATACTATCCTTGATAACTCTGATTTAATTGGTCGCCTTTCATACTTTTTCTATGCTTTTCTCTGTTATTCCATATAGCCATATCATAACCAAACGAAGGTCTAGGTGCTGATTCTGCCAATGAATAAATACGTTCTGCTTTTTTATTACACTCTGGACAATCTATTCCTTTTTTCATTTCAGAATAAGAAACTATTGTTTCTGTAACGTGTTTATTTTTACATTGAAAATCGTAAGTAGGCATATATAAACTATTTTAATTAACTTAGAAAAACCCCCTCGTGAGAAGGGGTTTCAGCTCAATTAACTTATGAACCCGGTACTACAAACGCGATACCTGCAGTATTACGTAGTTCTGCAACTCCGTAAATTGTGTCTGAAGTGAACAAGTCACCTAGCCATTCCTGTTTGTATTGTGTCTGTGAACGTACACCAACTTGTTCTGCTAAAGCAAAAGCATCCTTATGGATAAGTGCTCCAACTCTATCTGTTGCTGTAGCTGCACCAACTGTAAATGGACAATTAGATGAGACATAAATGTCAACACCATAAATTTGACCAATTTTACCAGTCTTAATTGCTTCACCGTTACCAATGAACTGTTGCTCTGTAAACCTAGAGATTCCAAGCAAGTCATTAGCTGCAACTGGAGGGACAATTAAAGAACGATTGTCCATAGGAACATCAGCATTGTCTAGTGAAAGAATCATTGCTCTAAGACCTGCGTCTAGAATGTCCGTACAGTTACGAGAGTTACCAGTATAAAGACTAGTACCATTACCACCAATTACTGCTTTTTCAAAAACAGCTGCTTGTCCAGAACCACCAACTGCACCACCTTGTAGACCTTCCCACAAAGTAACTAAGTCAGTGTCCACTTGCTTCGCGAGTGCGTAGCCAGCGTCATCTGTATAGAACTTACGAAGAGAACTCAAAGCTTGAACCTCTGCGATATCTTCGATTAGCACTGAATATTCGTAGTGCTTGTTAATTGAAACTGCAGTATTTAGATGAGTGTCACTCTGAATTTTTACTGCTGTGTTTGCTGCTTTAGCTGTCGCCGAACCACGTACCGGTGTTGGGATATTTATTGTATCACCTTTTTTACCTTTGTGAGATAAGCGAGTAACTAAATTAGCAACAACCAAGTTTGATTTATACGCAGCGATAGTTTCATCTGACCAGATTTCTGGGATGAACGTAGCGCCTGTAGTAACCGTTTGGTTATTTGTGCCGATTGCACCTGATGCCATTTTGTACTCCTGTTATAGTATTAGAAAAATTATTTAACTCTTCCTTCAGCATAGGCACTATATATTTCATCAGCTAAGTCAGCATATCTATTAGGGTCATTTTGTTTAAGACGGATTAGGTCTGCCCTTCGATATGTTTTCTTACCTGCTGTAGATTCAGCAGAGCTTCTTGATTCGGTTTTGCCAGACTTTAAACTTTTCTTCCGAGTAGCTTCTTGTTTTTCTTTAACTTCAGCAGTCTTGTCAATCATTGAACGCTCTTTCCAGTGTGTCAATAATTCATCTGCTGCGCCATAGTTATACTTATCAGCTTGGTCGAATAAATCAGTTCTAAATGTACTAGCTTTAACCCAATCCTGAAACTTAGAATCTTGTACAATGTCTACGTAGTCTGGATGAGCTTGTTCCAATTGAACCTTGCTACTGTCTTGCGACTGTTTAGCTTGGAACTCTTGAAACTCTTGAAACTTAGGATGTTTTTCTATTAAAGAATTAACCGCTTTACTGGGGTCTTCAAAAAAATCATCTTCTGCTTCGGGTTCTGAGTTTTCTGTTTGTTGACTTGTCTGTGGTCCATTTCTAGATATTTCAGCTTTAAGGAAACTGTCAGATAGGTTTCTCAATTCTCCAATCTCTTGGCTTTTACGACCAAGTTCTTGTTCTAAATTTTGATAACTCTTAACTATATCCTCGACGCTCTTACCTGAGAACTTGTCTGGTACTTCAAAAGCAGGTTCTTGTGTTTCTGCTTCCCCAATACTCAGGGTTTCATCTGGTTCTACTTCGTCTGTTGCTTCTACATCTGTTGAAATTTCTTCAGGGTCTACTACTATGTTGCTCATATCTTGTCTCCGTCCCATTGGGATTATGAAGTGTAAAAAAGATGACGCTAGATATCTAGTTCTGTCATCGCTGCTTTTGCTGCGTCTTCTAAAACAATCATTTGCCTTAGAATTGACAACTGACCTCTGGCGAACCATAGGTCTTTTTCGTTATCAATAGAGTCTATTCGTTTTACTGAGTCTGATAGTTCTTTTAATTCTTTAATTAAATCCAACCATCCATCAGATTCGACTAGATTAATTCTATTGTCATAAAATTCTTTGTCTGTCTGTGCCATTATTTTTTAAAACCTTTTTTCATATTGGCATATGCTTTTTTAGTAACAGTAGATTTCTTTTTAGTTCTACTTGTACCAGCTTTTTTTCTAGCATTTATGTTTGCGTATAATCCTTTCTTTACCATTACGCTGTGTCCTTTGCTTTATTTCTACGAGTAATTGCCCTACCTTTATTAACTGCGTCTGTTTTACTTGTTGCACCCCAAGCATTTAACGATAATAATAATCTTGTTTTATTACCATCTTTATCTCTTTCTGGTCCACTAGAGGCTCCCATACGTTGTAAGAAAGACGCTCTTCTAGGATTGTCACCAGTGCTTACCGGTGCTTTTAAAGTTCCTTTTTTATAACTAGCTCTGCCCTTAGCATTCAATCCACCTTTAGGATTCTTACCTTCTTTTCTAGTCCAAGCTTCTGTCTTAGGCATATTATCCTTGTAACTTTTCTGTTGCTGTTGCTATGTTTAATAGAGTCTCAGACTTAAGATGTTCTATTTCTGGAATATTTCTCATAGTTTCACTATTTATATTCTCTGTATCTGCTCTCATCTTATCTATAGCAGCTAATTCTTTCTGTAATTTAATAAATACTTCTTGAATCTTAAGCTCACTTGGCTGTGCTGACCCAGCTTCTGCTGCGTTCTTCATAGCTCTAGTCTGTTCTTCTTGCGCTTCAGCTTGCGTTTTAAGAATATCAGCCTGTGCTTGTTGCATTTTTAGTTCCATATGCATCTGTTCCATCTGCTCTGCTTGTTCATCAGGTTGCATACCTTGCATAAGAGCGTTTACTATTTGGTCTCTATTGTGCATACTAGAGTTCTGGAATACAGATACTAGTATAATATTAAAAGCAGGAGAATCTTTAGGTATAGCCTGTAAGAGACTAACCATCTGTTGTGCTTCTAATTCCTTAGCCATAATACCCATAGTAGAGTAAGGAACAAATTTATAATCTGAAATAGGGTATCTATCTACATCGAATTGTATCTTTCTCCACAGTGATTTATGTATCATAGGGATTAAGAATGTATTTTGGAAATTCATTAGAGTACGTTTCTGTCTCTTAATAGCAGAAGATTGCTGCATAGACATACCAGCAGAGGTTGCTCTTTCAGCACTACCTGTATCTGCCGAACCAGTACCCATCTGTATCATAGCTTGCAATGCTTGTACTTGCATATAGGTATTTTGGTCTGTAGTACCTAATGTTAGTGGCATTATTGCTGCTCTAGGGTCTCCATTAGTAAGAATAGTCTTACCCGGTCTAACCTCTAGCTTAACTCCACGAGGTAATCTAGTAGCATCTGCAGCTAACATTGGTGTAGTAGTCAGAGCTAACGAGTCAATACGTGCTCTCATCTCAGCATCTAATGCTTTTTGTGGGTTATATCCTTTCTCACAAACGCCTCTACCCCAAAACTTGTTTGGTACAATATCGTGTTGATAACTAATAAATGGTCTGTCTTCCATCATAAATGGATTGCGTTCTGCTCTTAATATATGACTATCGTTAGCTATAGTAACTACAGCTTCTACTAATTCATCATCATTATATTCAAAATCATCCATAGATTCATCTTCCGACAAGAATCTAGCGGGTACTTTGCCCCAGTATTCAGTGATTTTTATTTGGTCGTTATCGTCAGGACGTGATTGTTCAGGGTCATACCCTGCTAATCTATCTATATTGTAACTACCCTCTATAGATATATCTCTATATGTACCGTTTTCAATACCTTCAATAATACTATGTCTAGGTTTAATAACTTCGTGTGCGACACCTAGAGCTTCTTGTATGTTAGTAGCATTAGGGTCTATTAAGAATTCTTTAGGGCTAACAGCCTCTAGTTTAACATCAATAACTGTGTCTTCTTGCAGTATCCTTTCTGTAACCATAGTTCCTTCAATAGGAACTTCAACAGGATATTTAAAAGTGTTTTCTTCTACAGATATTTTTCCAATACCAGTACCATATACTGCACCATTAAGGAATACTTCACACATTGCGTCCTTACATCCAGTAGATTCTAGGTCTTCTTGTAGTAAGTTACGTACATATGCTGCATCAGAAGGGTCTTGGTCTAGCATATCATCTTTAATATCAAACCATTTACCACGTCCGAATGTAGCCTCTTCAATCTCGGCTACTGAGGATTCAACTGCTTGTTGTAATGCTGGGGATATTAGTCTAGACTTTTCAGAAGTTCTAGTTTTATCGCTAGCTTTCCAAATACCACGCCATAGACGATAGTATTCATCCCACATATCTAAGTAGTTAGCATCTCTGTGGTCTCTCCATTCTTCTAGGCGTGTGCCTAACCAACCAGCTAATCCTTGATATTTATTTTCTTCCATTAGTATCCTGCAACATCATCATAAGGTTCCCATTCGTCTTCTAATTCAATAGTGTGCATATAATCTGCTACACTTACTTGGTCTATATAAGCTAAGGCATCAATAATGTCATCGTGTGTGCCCTTGCTAGGAAATTCTATTAACTGTGTTTCTAATGCGCTATTCCAACTAGGGTTACGGTTGAATGTAATTTTACCGTGTTCTAATCTACCCTGTAAAGCCCACGTAATTCTATCTGCTTTCTTCTTACCACCGTGAGTTACATCTGTTATTACTACCCATTGTCCTTGTGTTCGCATCTCATCTTCTAGATAAGGAAGTATTGCGTTTTTTAATGCACCGGATTCTATTCCGACAATAGTTGCCTGATTCTCAATCGCAGCCTGTAATATTTTAGTAGCAGTTTCTTTAATTCCCCATCTGCCGTGGAGTATATCTTTGACCCACCATCTGTCAGCGCAGATTTTAACGATTGCAATTGCAGTTTCGTCCAGCTTACTACCTTTGATACCGCGTTCTTTCTCCACCGACTCGTAGCCTGCAGGGTCAACCGCAATAACGAAATTTCCGTCTTCTGGTTCTTCATTATCATATTTAATCCATTCGTTTTTAAAGATGCCACCTGTAAAACTTACAAAACTGGCTTCAAATTCTTGTCTAAAAGCTTGAGTAGACATTGTTCTTCTTGCTACTTCTACTTCTTTAGGGTCTATTAGAGGGTTATCTGTCGATGTATACTGGAATGACTCCCAATCATCTTCTTCATCTGCTGCTAGG